TGAAAAAAGATATTTTTGGTCAAGATAAGAACATTGATAAAATTTCTGATATACTCGCGTGTGCTAAAATTGGTTTGAATGACGACAAAAAACCCCTGTGTAATTTATTCTTTGTCGGTGCAACTAGCGTTGGCAAAACCTATACAGCAAAGAAGATTGCAGAGCATTACTTTGGCAACAAGAAAGCCTTTATTCAAATCAATATGAGCGAATACCAAGAGAAGACGGGTATTAGTAAATTGATTGGTGCTAATGCTGGTTATATTGGATATGAAGAAGGTGGACTTTTAACAGAATTCGTTAGAAATAATCCTAACTGCGTAGTCTTATTTGACGAAATAGAAAAATGTGATCCACAAATACTTAATCTTTTATTGCATTTATTGGACGAGGGATATGTTAATGACAATCTTAATAGAAAAATTGATTTCACTAAATCTATTGTCGTGATGACAAGTAATATAGGACATCAAGAAGCCAAAAAGAAAACACTTGGGTTCATTCAAGAAGAAATAAATAATAATGATTCCTATACAGAATCCGTCAAAAAACATCTAAAACCAGAGTTGATTTCTAGAATTAATGAGTTATTAATATTTGATGATTTAAAAGATCAGCAGCTTGTATCAATTGTGCATCTTGAAATTGACAAAATCAAAGAAAAGTTAAACAATAAGAATTTTAAATTAGTATTTAATAAAGGAGTGGATAATTTTATTTTTAATAAATTTAAAAGCAAAAATCTCCATGCTAGAGATATTAAAGATTTAGTTCGCTCGGAACTACAAGTACCAATTGCTAGATTTATTATTAAAAATGCTAATTTGAAAAAAGTTTCAATAAAAGTTATTGACAACGGCCTTGTTATAGAGTAAGATGAATGCCTATGAAAAATGCAACATTGAATCAAATTATGGGAGCAATTCGTGAAAGCAGGGGTCGTTTCTTCGGTCTTTATACAAAGCAGGGCGAATCAATCAACGCTCGCTTTATTAACGAAAGCCCATCGTATGTCTCTGTATATGACAGGAATAATAGATCAGAGCGCAGACTCGCAAAGTCGAGTGTTGTTGGGGTTAGAATCTCAGAAAGAAGCGTTGGTTCAACCTTCTAAGATTAAACCTAAATAATACACAATAAATAAACCCCATTGAAAAATGGGGTTTATTTTTTATCATACGTTATGAGTGATATAAATTTATTTCAAGACAGAGTTCTTTGCACGGTGGAGCAATCAACCTCTTCTGATAATGAAGAAAATTTTATCAAAATGATATTGAATAATATTAATAAACCAATCAAACATCCAAAAAATATTAATTTAATTAGCGTAAATGATAATTATGATTTATATAAATTTGAATATCAAAAAAATACCTTTTGCTTAAAAATCTCCCTTGACCCAGAATGTGAATATCTACTAAAAGAATATAAAAATTTAAAAAAAATTAATAATCTTATTAGTCCAATCTTAATAGAAGGAAAAAAAATTAAAGTTGGTGAGGAGTTGTATGCGTTAATGACATCATTTGAAAACGCAGACTCCATATACTCATATGGACCTTCAATAATTTGTGAAAAATTTAATAATTTTTGCCACTCATATAAATTATTACAAAACTCCAAAAATATAACATTTGATTATAAACACCATATAAAAAGTTTTTTAAATAAAAATAACTTAAATTCATTATCAAAAGAATCTCTAACTTTGATAGATGAATATACAGATTTAAATAAGTTACAAAAAATATTTAAAAATTTAGAAAAAGACCTTAAAAATATTAATGAAGAATTAATAAACAATAAAAAATTTATATGCCATGGCAATTTAAACACAAAAAATATTTTATATAGAAATAATGCATTTAAATTTATTAATTTTGGTGATTGTTATTCTTGTCATTGTTTTCTAGATTTGGCTGATTTATTTATAAATTTATGCTTGGATGAAAAATCTGAAATTTATTTCTTAAATAAATTTTGCAAAAATTTTGATTTGAATCTAGAAGAAAATAAAAATCTTTATTCTATTTGTTATAATATAGCCATAAGAAAAAAACTATTGCATATACTTCATTCTTATCTAAAGGAAACATATTTATTAAATTCAATAAGACAAGAAAAAATAATTGACATAGCAAAAGATTTTTCTAATAATTTTCAAAGATTTTTAAAAATAAATTATTTTTTTGAAAATAAAGATTTCATATTCAAAACAATTACTGAGCCAATTTTATACGAAAAAGCTTAAATTTTATTGAATTTTTTAAAATTAATATAATCATATAACATGATTGTTCAGTATTATAAACCAAACTCAAGTAATAGTGGTTGCGCCTTTGGCTTCCAAATTGGAGTGGCAAATAAATCAAAAGAGCCAGCAGTATTTATGACTGCTATACAACAATTTTCATGGAATGATAAAACAAAAAATGGCTCTTTCTCTGAAAATTTTAAAAATCCAGAAAAATCAATTTCTTTAAAATTTAACGAAAACGAACTTGGCGGATTTATTTATGCAATAGAACAGTATTCGGAGTTTTCAGCTTTTCATACTTACGAAGAGAATAAAACCGCAATATCATTTAAACCATATACAAAAAAGAACGGACAAAAAGCATTTTCATTTTCAATAACAAGGAATTCTGCCAATAAATTTGGCATAGGTTTAGAAATGGCAGAAGCATACTCATTGGTTCAATTTTTTAAGTTTGCATTAAATCAAATTTATTCTTTTCGCATAAGTTCAAATGAAAAATAAAAAAACAGTATTAATACATTCTAATTTTTGTAAAGCTTTTACAGGATTTGGTAAAAATAAAAAAAATATCTTAAGATATCTTTATTCGACAAATAAATATAATATTGTTGAAGCTGCAAATGGACATGATTTTAGAAAAAATCAAATCACAAATTCAACTCCGTGGCAATGCTATGGCACTTTGCCGCCAATGGAAACAATTCAGAATTTAAATCAAGACGAACAAAGGGTTGCTAGTTATGGAGGATTAATGATTGACCAGATTATTAATGCAGTAAAACCAGATGTCTATATTGGTATAGAGGATATCTGGGCATTCAATCAATTTCATACAAAACCTTGGTGGAATAAAATAAATTGTATGGTTTGGACCACGCTAGACAGTCTTCCAATATTACCCCAAGCTATTGAGTATGCGCCAAAAATAAAAAACTACTATGTTTGGTCTTCATTTGCAGAAAAAGCATTTCAACAAATGGGTTATGATCATATAAAAACATTACACGGATCAGTGGATATTCATAATTTTTACAAATTAGATACTCAAAAAAGAAATGAATTAAGACTCCAAAACAATATAGATTTAGATTGTTTTATTGTCGGTTTTGTGTTCAGAAATCAATTAAGAAAGTCAGTTCCTAATCTCTTAGATGGATTTAAGATTTTTAAAAACAAAAACCCAGAATCCAAATGCAAACTATTATTACATACCTGCTGGTCAGAAGGGTGGAATATTATTAATTTTTTAAATGAAAAGGGCATTGATCACAATGATATTATTACTACTTATTTTTGTAATAATTGCAATACATATAAAATAAAACCATTTAGCGGAGAACAACAAAATTGTGATTCATGTGGAGAAAATAACACATTAAATACCACTAATGTTACCCACGGAGTAAATGAAAAACAATTAAATGAAATTTATAATTTAATGGATGTCTATTGCCACCCATTTACAAGCGGAGGGCAAGAGATTCCAATTCAAGAAGCTAAACTTACGGAGTTGATTACACTAGTAACTAATTATTCTTGTGGCGAAGAGAACTGCACAGAAGAAAGCGGTGGTATCCCGCTTGAATGGAGTGAATATAGAGAACCAGGAACTCAATTTATCAAAGCTTCAACATCTCCAGAATCCATAGCATTAAACCTAGAAAAGGTTTACAATATGAACGCTGAAGAAAAAAATAGAATTGGAGTCATAGCTAGAAATTGGGTTATTGATAATTTTTCAGTAGAAGTAATAGGTCGAAAATTGGAAGAAATTATTGATTCCATGCCAGATCATAATTATGATTTCTCTAATTCAGAAACAAAGTTTAATGAATATTATAAACCATCCAAAGGGCAGATGTCTATTGAAGAATTTATTATAGACATTCACAAAAATATTTTAAATGAAGATATAGATTTTAATTCCAATGCATTTAAGATATGGAGAAATAAAATAACGAATGAAAAAATAAATACTGATCAGGTGGTAGATCATTTTATAAAAATAGCAAAAGAAAATAATTTAAAAAACAAAAAAATAGAATTCTCTTCATTATTCTCAAAAGAAGACGAAGACAAAAGAATTGCCGTAGTTATTCCACAATCAGAAACAGATGTATTATTGATTAATTCTTTAATAAAAAATTTAAAAAAACAATATCCAACATATAACATATATATATTTACTAATCCAAAGTATTTCGAATACATAGAAGATAATCCATTTATTTATAAATGTTTACCATACTCACCCATTTTAGAAAATCAATTTATGTTAGAGGGTGTTGGCGATTCTAATGGGTTTTTTCAATTAGCGTTTTATCCACATACAACAACACAGAAAAACATCTCTTATATTCATAATGGTTTAACTAAAAATCAATTTTCATTATATAAATAATTATGTCGCACATTTTAGAAGAATACGCAAAAAGTTTAGGTGTTTATATTTCAAAACCAATAATCTCAGAACACTATTTTCCAATTTGTGATGAAAAATATATAGTTATTTACTCTGAAGACAAAACTCAATCAAAAAATTATAAACATTACAATATGGTTTTAGAATTATTGAAACCATTTTTAATTGAAAAAAATATAAAAATCATACAGATAGATTGCAGTTCGGAACCGATTCGTAATGTAAATAAATGCTTATCTAATTTATCATTCAAACAATACGCATATGTATTATCAAAATCTTTGTTATATATTGGCGTTGACAATGTTTACTCTCATTATGCAAGCTCTAAAAACATACCTATTATTAATTTATTTGGCAACATATATCCATCTATCTCAAATGGATACTGGTCTAGAAAAAATGAAAAAATTGATATTTCTGCAAAATGGTCAAATAAACCATGTCTTAATTTAATAGACCCCAAAGAAGAAATTAACACTATAAACCCAGAAGAAATAGCTCAAGCTGTTTTAACAATTTTAAAACAAAAAAAGACAGTTAACTTCAAAACGATTCATATTGGTCCGCTATTTAACGAGAGAGTTATAGAGGTTATCCCAGATAAATCATTTAATAATAATTTAGATAAAAATAAAATAATATTTATTAGAACTGATTATGGATTTAATGAAGAAATATTCTTACAATATTGTTTAAATTATAAAGTCGCCATAATTACCGATAAAATAATACAACACAAAGGTCTATTAAAAATTAAAAATAATATCAAAAAACTATCTTTAATAGTTGATAAAGATTCTGATACAATACCTGAAGAATATTTTAATATTTTAAAAAGATATAAAATTGAATTTCAAATTTTAGTAAAAAACGAAGGCGACTTGGGTTTGATTAAAAATAAATATTTTGATTATCCAGTAAATCTATATACTATAAATAAAAATAAATTAAAAAATGCTCACCAAAATTGTAAATTCTTCTCTAATAAAATTTTAGTTGAAGGTGATGATATATACGCAAGCAAAGCTCATTGGCTGATTAAAGAAAAAATGGTTGACAAAATATCTTACATATTAGACAATGATGAATATTGGAGTGAATTAGATCATTTTTATATTTATGAGCAAAACAAAACAAAAGCAACCAATTGAAGTTAAGCAAGAAGCATTTGAAAACATTAATGAAGAATCAACTATTAGTCCGTTTCAAAAATACTCAAGAAATGAATATGGATTATTGAATAGCGTAAATTATCATTTCAATGATGACGGCTCAATCAATTGGAGGAAAATGATTAAAAACGAATTTCTCTACCCTAATAAGGGGTGGTTTGATTTGAGAAAAAAAGAATTCCCAAATTCAATTGAAGGTTTAGCAGACAACCAACTCTTAATTATGCTTGGTGGGATTAAAGAGCTTACTAAGCTTAGGGGTTATAATGATATCTCATATACAATTTCTCATATTGACAAAAATTACGTGACAGCAGTGTGTAGAATTTCTTGGATCGGAAACTATGAAACAGATAATCGTGTTATAACGTTCGAAGATGCAGCTAATGCTACTTCTGAAAATACTGATGATTTTTGTATTAAATTCTTGGAGACTATCGCCTGTAATAGAGCATTCGTTCGTTGTGTTCGTAATTTTTTAAATATCCATATTGTTGGTGCTGATGAAATTGATAAATCAAAAACAGCACTTCCATCTGGTATACAGGAAACAGGTTACGATTCTTCAATCATTCCAATTACTCCAAGTAATATTTTGGAAAAAATCGTTAGAGAGAAACATAGTGTTACAAGCTTTGATGAATTTAAAAACCTTTTAAGAGATTTGTGGTCGTCTGAAACGTATAGAAATGAATCAGCAAAAGATTGGTTTAAATTTGAAGATATTCCAGCAAAAGAAGCTAGATCATTACTATCAATTTTAAGTAAAAAATGATAAAAAGAATCTTAGACCCAGAAGAATATAAAAAAGTAATAGAAGATATTGATGAGTTATTCATTTTTGAAAACGAAAATCAATCTCATTATTATTTAAAACATAGCAAAGATTCAATAACAAATAATTTTGCTAATAAATATATTTTAGCTTGGGATGTATTTGTATGGGCTAATTTTAATGGAGAAAAATATGATGCATTAATAATTTTTATAAACGATAAGAGTGTTAAATTTAATGAATCAATTTTTACTGAATTTCTTTGGTTATCTAAAAATCCAAAAGCAGGTTATAAGCTTTTTAAAGAAGCTGTAAAATTCGCTAAAGAAAAAGAATTTAAATATATATGTATGTCAAGAGTTTATAAACATCCAAACTCATATCAAGTTAAAAACTTTTATGAAAAAATGGATTTTAAAAAAGATACCCAAACATTTATTGGAAAATTATGAACAACAAAAAAGCTAAAGAATTGAGAAAATTAATTAATTTTGATGACGAAATATCTAAAAGAGTTTATAAGCGTTTGAAAAAACAATATAAATTACTATCAAGAAGCGCTCGACCAATCTTTATTAAAGAATTAAAAAAAACATTAAATGCAGAGTCCTTGGAGTAATAAAAAAATAGGATCGTTTTGGATTAAAAAAACAAAACAAGAAAAACAATATCTTTCTGGGTCTATAGAATTTACTTTAAAGGATGGCTCTACACAAAAAGTTAATATCTCTATTTTTAAAAATGATTTTAAAAAAGACAACACGCCAGATTTTAATGCGTATTTAGTTCATAGTTAATAATTTTATTCAAATAAAATTGGATTAATGACTCCAGTATCATAAGCCATAGCTGTTCTTCTTATAGTATAAAAAGATAAAGATTGATCTGGCGTTAAACCAAAAGTATTATTTATCTTGCCAGATAAATTCAAAAAATCTCCATCTTCTGTAGATTCTAAATCAGCTGTAAAATCTACAAAACAATTTTCGCTAACAGAATATTCAGATACGTGAAAACTTCTCCTATTTTGATTATCGCTTTCTAAATTATTATTTAATACTAATTTTAAAGAGCATGTATCTTTTTGACTATTTATGATATTTGCATAATATTCACAAGATAAAATTCCAGTATCAAGTGGCAATTCATCAATTAATATATTACTATTTATTCCAGTTAAAAATCCCTCTACTATATCCGTTAAAGAGTAAGAAGATAAACCCATTACTCTAAATTCACCAACATCGACTGCAATTCTAGTATCAATAATCTCCTGTGTTATAGAATAAGGGCCAATGTTCCATGCATATCCAGAACCTAAATCACTATAAGGAACAAGAGTAATCCAATATTCAAAAAATGGATCTATTCTTTCATCATCTATAGAAAATTCATATTTACCATATTCATTTGAATTTAAAACATCCACACTTCCTATAAGATCATTTTGATCAATAGAGATGCCTTGGCTTTTTTTGGCATAAATATCAATTTTATTAAATGATGTATAATTTTCATTATTGAAAAACTCCAACTCAAAATCAATTGATCCGCTAATTAAACCAGTGGAAATTAAAATACCATTTGGAGTAATGGCATTGGGTAATAAAATTTCATTATTTAATATTTCTACATATTCAGAAGTACTAGATTCTGCCACTTCAATTGCTATTGGATAAGTAGTTAAAGAGTTAACATTATAAGTATGGTTTTTTGTAAATTCATAAGTTTTGCCATTTATTAGTATCGAATCATCAATACTTAAAAACTTTTGATCCTGTGGATCAGTATTTGTTACTGTAACACCTGGTCCAACAAAGGTATTTCCATTATAATAAAAAATAATATCTTCATTTCCATCACCCCAGTTAATTTTTAATTTTTCTTGCTTTCCAGATGCAAAAACAACTTTTATATTAAGGCTTGCATTTTTATTATTTAATGTTTGCAAGAATTTAGAGCAATATAAAGCATTTTCTTCTCCAACTAATACCTCCGATGAAGACGCATCTAAACTATAAGGTTTATACTCTTGATATTCAATTGGATCATAATTAATAAAAATACCGCTTGAGTCATTAACTTGTACATTTTTTATATAAAGCTCGTTTCCATATACATAATATTCACTTGTGTGATCATAAATATTAGTTTGATCATCTATGCTCATTCTGATGCCATAATTTTTATTAAAAGAACCAAAACTTTCAATATTATTCTGCTCTGTAAAATCTATAGATTCTATATCGCCACTAATAAAATTATCTTTTATTAATTGTTTATTTTTATTTAAAATATCAATTTTTACACCATTAAAAAACACATCTTCACCCATTGAAGATTCATCCAATGTAATATTTAATCTATTTTTAATATTAAAATTAAATTCATTTGATGTATTCACTACAACACCAATTCCAGTAGATGTTTTACTTAAATCTGAATTAAATAAATATTTAGAATCAAATTGATAGATTGGATTATTAGTGTAAGGATCTAATAATACGTCTGAACTATCAATAGATAATTCGTTTATTACACCTTCTCCTTGTCTGTTGTAAATTGGCATATTTCTAATTATTAATAGTTATATCATACATGTAACTTCTGTCGAATTGTATCAATGTCTCATTATCATTATTAATAAAAAATAATGATTCAACGCTTTGATCTGAATTAAAATAAAATGTATTGTTTATTGGTTGAGTATTGGATAATGCAGATACATAAATGGAATAAGTGCCAATTGCATTAATTTGAAAAAAAGTTGATAATGAATTTATATTTTTTTCTTCTGATAGACCATTTGGAAAATTACATATTACATTATATCCAGTTGCATACGGAACAGAATTCCAATTTGCGTAAAGCCTCCAAGTATTTGAAATTTTTTGAGTAGATAAAGTTAAATTATCTGGTTGCTGAAGAGATTCATACTTAATATTGCTGCCACCACCATTATTGCCATAATAATTATCTTCTTTATATTGAATACTTTTATTTTCTTCAATAAATTGGAATTTTCCAGTGATATATTTTGTCGCAATTACTTGATATTCATTTGGATTATCTTCCTTTATGGATAAAACTTTATAAATTTTATCATCTAAATTTTTTCTTTTATATCTGTATGGACTGCCCTCAGCAATATATTGTATTAAATTAACATTAATGTCGTTAGCGGATACTATAATTTCAGATCCAAAATCTTTATTTATTATGCTTTGTATACTATTAAAAGTAGTTATCTGCGACACACTTGAAACTAAAGAATTATTTCTATAATTAATAATATCTTGATCGCCTTGTGGATTATTTTGCTCGTTTAATGTCGGTATGCCTGTTGGAGAATATACTGTCAATGTATTGGTGAAATTATCTTGATCATGCTTTTCAGATAATCTAATTTTTCTAGACGCTTGATCAACAGATAAAACTCTACCAAAATTAGATCTTAACGTTTTTAATTCATCTTCTATTATTATTAAATCACCTGGTCTACATAGTAACGTTTCAAGACCAGCTATAAAATTGACTGCTTGATTTTCTTTAATTGTTTGAAATATAAAATGTTGACCTATTCTTCTCGCCATTGCTCTTGAAGTAACCCCAAGAGGACTAATGGTTTTCTTAAAAACACCTCTTTTTCTCATGTCTTCCTCATCTTCAACGTATTCTATTTTAGATTCAAAATTTTCAAACCTATCAATATATAAAACTTCTATACTATTATATTGCTCATCTCTTTTATAATTTGAATAACTAAAATGACCATCTTTAATATTTGAGTTTGTAAATAAAGCTGATGGCGTTTTAGGTCTATCATCTACAAAACTAATTTCAGAATTATTGTAATAAACAATACCTCTAAACAAAGACGCAATTACATTTATGCTATCAAATAATTTTGTTTTTTCTTGAAAAAGAAGATTACAAGAAAATCTTGGTTCTAATCCCCCCCTTAAATCAGGCGAACCAACAAAGTATCCATTTTCATCAACCGCGTCACAAAATCTTCCAATTTTATATAAATCCCACTTATCTACTCTTTCTTCATCAATGTATTGACCTAAACCATATCTTTTACTAGTTATAAGATCATAAAGAATCCAAGCTGGATTATCTGTCCATGCAATTTTAAAAGTTCCATCCCACATGCCATTATAGACTTGTTTTTTAGTTTGTGATGAATTTTTTAAATATCTTTTGTCGCTTCCATCCGTATCTATTGGATTATAATTAGTTGGCACTTTGACTTTTTTTAATTTCAAATCAAATATTCTTGAAGGTATAGAGCTAAAACTTCTTGAATCTATTTTGGTCCCAATTATAGCAGAAAATGGATAATTTAAATTTATTGGTATAATTTCAGTAACTTTTGCTAATTTAACTTTTTTTGCTATTAATGAAGAAAATGTCTCTGTAGATCTTCTAGTCACTTTGATATATCTTTTTTCATAAGTTTGTTCTTTTCCAGATAATGATACATCTGGAAGGTTAAATGGTTGAAAAATATGTGGACTAGTTGTTTTAATCCAATTATAATATGATCCAAAAGAAGAAGCATCAGAATTTCCTAAATCTACGGCGACTTCTGATTGAATCAATGATACAAATCGAAATACAAAAACACCATGAGGTTGTTGTGAGCCATCTTGATTTATTTTTCCTGTTTCAACTTCTACATACAAAACAGATGGGTATTTAGATCCTGCTTTTAATTTTTTATCAACAGCGTTTGTGACTCCTTCTAAATCCTGCGACATCGTATCCGAAAGAGCTGATATATATAAACTTACAAAACACTGTTTAACATTTGGGTTTGAAATTATATGCGTTACTGGTATTGCGGTTTCATTATTTTGATCTAAAGTATTCCAATTTGTATAGTTCCTTTTTGTTAATCTTGAACTATCATCACTACCCTCACTATCACTATACTCTAAGGGCTGACTTCCTCTATTCAAAGCCCATGAATCAGTAAGAATATTTTTATTTTCAGTCAATTTATCTACTTGTCCACCTTGTCTATATGGACCAAATAAATCTGAATTATATGTAGTATCAATGTATACATTTTTAAAGTTGCTTAATTTACTTTGGGTCTCTTCTCCAAAATTAGCTTGAGCTAATACGTTTGCAAAATTAAACTTATTATCTTTTGTTTTAACAACTGTATCATTTAAATATATACCCTTGAATATATCGTCATTGCATAATTTACCATCTTGATCAACAACACCTTCTATTGGTCCATCTGAAACCAAATCTAATATTTCTGAATGAGCAAAAGATCCAGCTAGACTATGCACACCTAAAACTGGAGGATCTAACTGAGCTGGAGGTGCTTTTTGTTGCCTCCCTCGTCTTCTTGCTCCTTGGATACCAACCTTCTTTAATAAGTGCTTCATTATTGTTTGCTCGATACGGATTCAACATTATTATCATTTGCTTTTAGAGCGAAATCACTAAATTTAACTTGAGACTGATAGCTTTTTACTGTATATTGAATTACTTGCGAACCAACCTTCAATCTTCCATACCCAATTGGAATTACTGAACCTTGATTAGCGACATTAGCTTTATTTGAAAATGAAAATGATTCCTTTATAGCTGTCGTTGATGATTTAACTGGATCTATTTTTTCTCCCTTTGGCGTTAGTAACATTTGCAAGCCTATTGTAACCGCAGCTAATATTAATCCTCCAACTAAAGCAGAAGTTAAAAAACCTGCACCTGTTGCTAAAAATGCAGCCATTCCAGCCGCAGCCGCTGCACCTCCTAAAGAAGCGACTGAAGTTAACACGAAAGCTCCAATTGCTGCTGCTCCAGCACCAAATATCAAAGGAACTATTTGAATTGTTTTGAATTTATTTTTTATTTCTAATTCTTTTATATCTTGTATTTTTTTATTATCAACTATTATAATATAATTCAAACCCTCTAAAGCTAATTCTCTTATTCTATTTTCAAAATTAATAAAATTAGCATTAATAGCTTTAATAGCATCTTTTGGTCTTGAAATATTCATTTCAAAACTATCACCAAATTCTTTTGCTAAAATACCATGTAAAATAATTTTTGTCATATTTCTTTAATTAAGTTTTTTAATTTATTTACATCATATTCTTTATTTTTGGGTTCATAAATTTTAAATTTACCACTATTTAAAGAATAAATTAAAAATGGAATACAACAATTTTCTGACATTTTGATATCAAATTCAGAAGGCTCTTCATCACCCAAAATATGACTATGAAACACGGCGACAATAGAATACTTAGTTTTGAACATTAAATAATTTAAAGCGTCAATTGCAAAAAAATTACTTGGATCTGAAGAACAATTTTTTTCTAATTGAATAATATATTTCTGTTGTTTTTCATCAAACCCAACAAATCCACATATTTCTATACCTAAATTAATTTTTGACCAATCAGCTATTGTTTTAAAAATCAATTTGATATTTTTTGTTTTTTTTATATTATCCATAATTAAAGCCGTCTGTTCCTGGATAACCTCCAAAAGGTAGTGTGGAAGCTCCAAATCTCTTTTTACAAGCAGTCATTGACTTATTACATCCATCTTTTTGCCAAAAAGATGGGTTATTCTCTGGTTGATTATTTATATTTCCATTTTGTGTCGATACATAATAAGTTTTTAATTTTTGGTTATTAACTGTCATTCTATTATGCTCAACATACACATATTGACCTTTTAAATAAACTTTAGTTGATGACCAAATATTTTGATTAGAGCCAACTGGCACTGAAAAATTAGCGCCATCTTCTTGTTCTATTGGCTGTTTATTATACCTACATCCTTCGCCTCTATATAACCATGAGCAATATTTACCTAATATTACTCTATTGTTGACTTCGTAATTATCTAAATCTAATGGAGAAGTTAATTCAAGCTCTACATATAATTTGTTTTCTGATGTTTTTTGCGATATTAAATACTCTTCTTCTGCAATTTCTGCGCTTTGATCAGCTTCACCAAATGGATTGCCTCCATCAAAATTAATATCATCTATATATTTTAAAAAAGTCCTTTTTCTAACTACTTTACCATAAATCAAATCTTCATTATTTTGCAGCAAAGATGTGATTAAATAATCTACATTAGCTATTCTAATTTTTGGTCTCGATAATTGTCCATTACCATTGATTTCAAAACCTTCAACTTCTATTGGTACTGGTTGATAGCTGATGCCTTGCCAAAAAATTGCCCCCCCAAAATCCGAACCCCCATGAATAGATATATAAGTATTAGGCTTAATTACAGTATTTGGATAAATTCTAAAAAAATCCAAAACAGCAGATGGTTGCAAATCAAGCAAACTCCTTGAAATTTTTGTTTTTCCTTGGCCCATATTTAATATTACACTTTTTTATTTATAATAATAAAAACAGATGAAAGTTAAACAAATAATTAAAATAAATAAAAAAATAGATAAAAAATTATTTGATTTTTTACTAAAATCTAAACCTGCTGATTTTGGAAAAATCACATCTAAGAATTTATTAGAAATAAAAAGCAGAGATCTTTTAAATTCATTATACGAATCAGATAATATTTTTACAATTTATGAAAATAAAAAACTACTAGCTATAGTGTTTTTTGAAGCAACAGAAGACCTACTTGAATCATCAGATGATTTATCTTTACAATTTTGCTATGGAGACTCGACCGAATTTACTCCCAATAAAATAATTCAGGCATTTCATGTAATTTTAAAATTCGCACAAGAAAAACTCAATAAAACCTCTATATCATCTGATATAGATAGAGAAAATAAAAGAAGAAATTTTATAAATTGGTTAAAAAAATATGATAAAAAATGTGAATTCTTTAAAGAAAATAATATATTAAAAATACGTTGGAAATATGAAAAATTCAATTAAAATTATAGACAGCACTTCTAATTTTGAAAAACTAAAAAATAAAATATTTAAAAATTCCCGTTTATTTTTTGATAATGGAATTCATTTTTTATTTTTAAATGGTAAAAAATACATGCTTGACATTAAAAAAATATTTTTTTTAGATGAAAAAATCATCATAGAGGGCATCATAAGTGATGATGAATTTTATGTTGGAAGAATTGCTTTTGAATTTTTTCCAGAAAATTCTTGACTTCAATTTAAACATGCTTTATTGTCAATTTAATGAATAAAGCAGTATTAACTTACGTCATCTTATACGTTATCATAGAAACATACATACATTAAAATTAAAAAGAAATGTCTACAATTAAAAACGATTTGGTATATCGAGTATACGATTCAAAAAATAATTATCAACAATCCTACAATTCATTTTTTGAGGACGCTCTAAAGTGGGCAAAGGCTTGCGCTAATAGAGTTAGTGGTAGGGTTGATCAAATTGAAATTAAAGATGGTCAAGAAATTGTAAAAACAGTCTTCACAGCCAAAAACGATAAATAAAAACAACTAAAATCATAAGTTTATTCATTCTAATAGCTCCACTAAAATAGTGGAGCTATTTTTTTTATTATTTTAAATATTTTTGTGTAAATAAATTTACAATGGAGCCAGAAAAATCTCTTTTTAAAGAATTTATAAATGGAGGATGGGTAATACCTTTAATTGGTGCAGCCGCAATGGTAGCAAGATTATTATCCTCTGATAGAGAATTAGCTATTTTAGAGCAACTTAAAAAAATATTAAGTGCAGCTATTGCATCTGGTATAGCTTGGTTTGTACTTGAGCAAACTGATATTTCTAGTCTTTATAAAGCAATCACCTACGGGATCATAGGAGTTGTTTCTCCAGAAATAATCAATGGAATTGTCGCCTTAGCTAAAAAATTTGAAAAAAATCCAAGCAAGTTTATTAAAAAATAAAATCATGTCTCAATATTTTAGAGTTTTTGATTTACAAGCTGCTAGTGGTAATTTCACTGGCGTATTAACAGCAAACGCTGGTATTACTGCAAATACCTCACCAATTACAGCAAACGCTGGTATTACTGCAAAT